CCAACTGATGACGGATATGTAGAGTGGTATGACGTTCAATTCAAACATGGTATCGAAGAAAAAGTCATGGCAGAAGATATGAAGATTATAGTATCAGAGGCACATCATGAAGAGAAAATGCCAAAAACTGGTAAAGAAGCAGAAGAAATGATGTTGAAAGCTATGAAACATATGAACGCTACTGAAAAGAAACATCTTTATGCTACATATATGAAAATGGATGGTCATGAAGGTGATGATGACCAAGAAGATGATGAAGATGATAAAATGAAGAAAGAAGCAGTTGAAAGAAGAATTAAAGAAGTAGACGTTTCTGACCATGTTGATGCCCTTATGAATGGAGAGGGTGATTTATCAGAAGAGTTCAAGAGAAAAGCTGCAACAGTATTTGAAGCTGCAGTAAAATCAAAAATTCGTGACGAAGTTGCAAGACTTGAGGACGAATATAAATCAGAATTAGATGAGTCTATAAAAACAACCAAAGAAGAGTTAAGTGAAAAAGTTGATACTTACCTTAACTATGTGGTTGAAGAATGGATGAAGGAAAATGAGCTCGCAATCGAAAGAGGACTTAAAGGAGAGATTGCAGAAGATTTCATTTCTGGGTTGAAGACACTATTTGAAGATCATTATGTGGATATTCCAGATGAGAAATATGATGTATTAGAAGCTCAATCAGAAAAGATTACCGAACTAGAGAAGAAATTAAATGAGGAAATGGGAAAAGTGATAGACCTTAAAAACTCAAACTCAACTTTAGTTAGGGAGCAAGTTATATCTGAAACAACCACAGATTTAACTGACACAGAAATTGAAAAGTTTAAGTCTTTAACAGAAGATGTAGAGTTTACAGATGGTGAGTCTTTCAGAGAAAAGTTAGATACTTTGAAAGAGTCTTATTTTCCAAAAACTAAACCAGTAGAGACTAAAACTGTTAATGATGTGGAAACTGGTACTGCACAGGATATTGATACAACCGACTCGATGGCGTCATATATGAAGGCCATTGGTAAGTTGGACAAGTAGTGCAAGACAAAAAAATTATAAATAGTAGATAAAATATAGAAGGAGAGACTAATGTTTCAAACAGAACATCTACAAGAGAAGTGGTCGCCAGTCCTTGCACATCCAGATTTACCAAAAATCGAGGATTCATACAAAAGGGCAGTAACTACTTTAATTCTTGAAAATCAAGAAAAGGCACTAAGAGAAGATAGAGCATTTCTCTCAGAGGCCGCACCAACTAACTCAACAGGAACTGCAATAGATAATTGGGATCCGATTTTGATCTCACTTGTTAGAAGGTCAATGCCTAATCTTATCGCATATGATATTTGTGGTGTTCAACCTATGACAGGCCCAACTGGTCTTATCTTTGCAATGAGATCAAGGTTCAGTTCACAAACTGGTAAGGAAGCACTTGCTGACGAATCACAACAAGATTTCTCAAACCAGAACGCAGCTGGTACAACTGGTGGTGGAGATATTACTGATACTGCAACTAACCCTGCTGTATTAAATGATAGTCCATCTGCTGGAACATACGAAACTGCAACAGGTATGACAACTGCACAGGGTGAAGCATTAGGTGATAACTCATCAACTAACGTATTCGCAGAAATGGCGTTCTCAATCGAGAAACATACTGTTACTGCTGTAACTCGTGCATTAAAGGCAGAGTATTCAATGGAACTCGCACAAGACCTTAAAGCAATTCATGGTCTAGATGCAGAAACAGAACTTGCAAATATTCTATCTGCTGAAATACTTGCAGAAATAAACAGAGAAGTTGTAAGAAACATCTATGTATCTGCTGTTAAGGGCGCACAAGTAAATACTACAACTGCTGGTATTTTTGACCTAGACACAGACTCAAACGGAAGATGGTCAGTTGAGAAATTCAAAGGACTAATGTTCTCACTAGAGAGAGATGCAAACGCAATCGGTCAACAAACTCGTAGAGGTAAGGGTAATATGGTACTTTGTTCTGCTGATGTCGCATCTGCACTTCAAATGGCTGGAGTATTAGATTACGCACCTGCTTTAAATAACAACCTAAACGTAGACGACACAACAACTACTTTTGCTGGTGTATTAAACGGAAGATATAGAGTGTATATCGACCCATATGCTGCAAACGTGGCTGCAAGTCAGTACTATGTTGTAGGATACAAGGGTTCTTCACCATATGACGCTGGTATGTTCTACTGCCCATACGTTCCATTACAAATGGTTCGTGCAGTTGGTGAACATACATTCCAACCAAAGATTGGATTTAAGACAAGATATGGTATTGCAGCTAACCCATTCCACACAGGAACAGTCGCTGCCAGTGCTGAAGGTGCAATCTCAATTACTGCGAACACCAACAAGTACTACAGAAGAGTTAAAGTTACAAACCTTATGTAATAATAAGAAACTTAACGAAACTAGAGAGGGGTTTTATAACCCCTCTTTTTTTTGATATAAATAATAGTATGAGTTCAATCACAAGACAACCAACACAACTAGACTATGCAAGTCCAACGCAGTTTAAGTTTGGAATTGCACAGTTACCTAAAGTTGAGTTTTTTACTACAGCTGCAAATCTACCTGGCATCACTATGGTGGACTCAATATTTCCTACACCATTCAAAGATGTTCCAGTTATGGGTGAAAAATTAACTTACGAAAATTTAGAGATAACATTTATCGTAGATGAATTTTTAGAGAACTATAAAGAATTACATAATTGGATGGTAGGTATTGCATTTCCAAAGAGTAGAGAACAGTTTTCAGATTTTAGGTCTACAGTATCAAAAACACCATCTGCAACGCAAGGTGCAAGTCGAGATATTGGTGATGTGCAACCAGCAACACCAGTAAGACCTATGTTTGGTGATGCAACTCTGACAATACTTACAAACAAAAACAATCCTATAGTAGAGGTTAGATTTCAAGATGTCTACCCAGCATCACTCAGTTCATTAACTTATGACCAAAACGCAACTGATGTTACATATTTAACTGCAACTGTGACATTTGATTATAAAATATATGAAATAGTGACATTATAAAATGGAGAATAAAAAATGTGGATACCGATAGTAGTAATTTTATGGCAATTAGGGCCTGCACAAGTTTGGTTAAACTTCCCTCAACCTACATTTCCTTTTGAATCTTTAGAGGTTTGTGAAATGTTCACAAATAAGGTTAGAGAAAACATAATGATGAACCCCATATATATAGATGGGTGGAGTGCTTGTGTTGAAGTACCAGACAAAAAATTAAATATGTATGAAAATGAAGAAGAGGAAAACGTAGAAAAAATTCCTCTGTAATATGGAGTTGTTATGACACTTGATGAATTGAAACTTCAAGTCGAAAAAGATTTGAAAATAGATGATGAAAGATTAGACACAGAGTCTTATAAGAACCAAGAACTTTATGCAAAGTATCTTGACCACAAAACAAACTTTGACTTTTTACTTTACAAAGCAAAAGGTGATTACAAAATATTGTACAAACAAAAGTGGGAATATTATGGTGGTAAGGCTGACGCAAAAGTTTATATCACTAGACCATTTGATTTAAAAGTTCTTAAAACAGACTTACATATCTATATCGAGTCAGATAAAGATATACTCAAAGCAGAACATAAAATCGCATACCTTGAAACAGTTATCAAGTATATTGATGGTGTTTTGAAATCAATACAAAGTCGAGGTTGGGATATTAAAAATGCGATTAGTTGGAAACAGTTTGAAGCAGGAATGGTATGAGGAAGTGGATAGGATATTATCAGAATATTATATCAAATGATTTATGTGATAAACTTATAGATTATTCTGATAATCAAAAACCTTTACAACCATCAACATACTCGACATCATCTGGTAAATCAGATAGAAGTAATGAAAGAGTAAAAATGGATGATGGTTGGTTTCGTAATGGTGAGAAATATTATAACGATATCAAAAATTGTTTTATGTCAGTAATAAAAAAGTATAGAGAAAAACACGCAGATTTTGTTTGTCAAAGACATACTGACTTTAGACTCAACAAATATTCAGAGGGTGGATTTATGTCTCGTCATGTGGATAATATACATCATTCACATGGACAAGAATATGGATACCCACAAGCATCTGCACTATTATTTTTAAATGATGATTACGAGGGTGGACATTTTCATATATCTGGTTTGAGATATGAAACAAAAAAAGGGTCTGCAATTATATTCCCTTCAAACTTTATGTTTCCACACGAAGTAAATAGAATTGAAAAAGGAACGAGGTATAGTATAGTAACATGGCTAATGTAGAACGACACGATTTTTTTCCAACCTGTTTATACAGGTTCAAACATGATTTTGAAGAAAATGAATTAGATAGTATGATAAGTCATATAGATTTAAATAGTTTATCAGAACATAATGGACAAACAGTAAAAAGAACTGGAAGTCAAACACAAGATGATTTACAGAGAATACCTACGTTTAGTAATTTGACAAGAACAATTATAGATGTCAGTAAACATATATTAAATGAACAAGGATATATGGGTGAGATAGAGATTACAAATATGTGGGGTAATATACTTAGACCACAATCACAAAGAGCTCATGCACCACATACACATTCTAATAATTTTTTATCTGGAGTATTTTATCTTAAAACATCATCAGATACATCACCGATACAATTCTTTGACCCAAGACCACAAGCAAACGTATTAAAACCTAGAAAAAAAGAATTTAATTTACTTAACTCTGATATGGCTCAATTTAATTCTGAAACTGGATACGGAGTTGTCTTTCCATCTTGGTTACAACATTGGGTGCCAGAAACAAAAGATGAAAGAGTTAGTATTGCATGGAACGTAATAGTTCGTGGTAAATATGGTGAACCAAACACATTACAAAATGCAACTATCTAAACACAATGAAGTTTATTTAAAACTTGATGTTGACTCTGGATTAAGTCAAGAGTTATCAGATTATTTTACCTTTGAAGTGCCTGGTGCAAGGTTTATGCCTGCATACAAAAAACGCATTTGGGATGGAAAGATTAGATTATTTTCACGACAAACAGGTAAAATATATGTCGGTTTGTTATCATACATAAAAGACTACGCAACTAAAAATAATATAAACATACATATAGATGAGGAGGTCGAAAATGACAGGAATATTATTCGTGAGGATGTTAGAAGATTCATCAAATCGTTACGACCCAAATCGAAAGGAAAAGAACTTGAAATTAGAGATTATCAAATTGATGCAGTATTCCACGCATTACGAAAGCATCGCTGTCTTCTTATTAGCCCTACTGCTAGTGGTAAGTCATTAATAATATATTCACTTATTAGATTTTACAATCTATTACTCAAAGATAAAAAGATACTCATACTTGTACCGACCACATCTCTAGTAGAACAAATGTATTCTGATTTTATAGATTATGGTTGGAGTGATGAACATTTACATAGAATATACTCTGGTCATGAAAAAGTTACAGACAAACCTGTAATCATATCCACTTGGCAATCTCTGTACAAATTTCCTAAAAGTTATTTCAAAGATTTTGGTTGTGTTGTAGGAGATGAGGCCCACCTATTTAAATCTAAATCACTCACAAGTATATTGACAAAACTAGAGGATTGTAAATACAGGTTCGGTCTTACAGGAACACTTGATGGAACACTTACACACAGATTGGTGTTAGAAGGTCTATTTGGTTCTGTCAATAAAGTAACATCAACAAAAGATTTGATGGAAAAGAAAACACTTGCAAACCTAAACATAAAATGTATAGTGTTAAAACACCCAGAGGAAAATGGAAAAGAATTAAAAGGAGCTACATATGCAGAAGAAATCGACTATCTGGTACATAACAATGTTAGGAATAATTTTATTTGTAACCTTTGTGATACCCTCTCTGGTAATACTTTAGTATTATTTCAGTTAGTAGAAAAACATGGAATGGTTCTGCACTCTATGATGAAAGACTTTGATAGAAAAGTATTTTTTGTATATGGTGGAACAGACACACAGACAAGAGAAGATATTCGTGCAATAACAGAGAATGAAAAAAATGCAATCATCATTGCATCTTATGGTACGTTTAGTACAGGTATCAATATAAAAAATTTACACAACATTATATTTTCATCACCATCTAAAAGTAGAATACGAGTTCTACAAAGTATAGGTCGTGGACTACGAACATCAGAGAGTAAAACTAAAACAACTTTGTATGATATATCAGATGATGTT